CTTGCACATTCCTTGCATCATCCTTGTCATCTGTTGTTTCTTGGCCTTGTCCTGCCCACCAAGAGATTGGATTCCCGTCGTCATCTTTTTCGCCAACAATGAGATACCACCCACGAGACTTGTGGTTAATCCATTGATGCTCTTTGAGAACATCCCACCAACTTCCCACATCATCAATCCCCGTGTTGAAGAACAGATCAAATTCGCAAGATCGTCCAGACGGAGCAAGACGATTCTTTTCCACCTTGGGACGCAACTTTGCACCAACTTGCTGTTTCTTGCCAGAGATGGTTTTCGCAATGGTTTTGGCCTTGCGTAGATGAACACGAACACTGGAATGAAATGGCACAGCTTGTCCACCTGGAGTTGTATATTCCGGTCCATACATGTTCATGCTGTGCCGGACTTGATTTGTGAAAAGCAAAAGAACTTGCTCACTTCCAATCATCTTGTTGATTTTGCGCATGGCTTTTGACAAGATGATCGCTTTGTCCGTGGCATACCCCTCTTTTGCGTAATCTGCACTGTCTTCATTCTCCGTGGTCATGCCTGCAATGGAATCAACAACCACCGTGATGAAACGATCACTATCTTCTTTTTTGACCTTCTGAATACACTTTTCAATCACCGCAAAAATGTGTTCTGCACGGTTTTGTGCAATGTATACAAGGTTGTTGAGATCAATTCCAATGGTTTCCAGAAACTCCGGTTTGGCTGCACTTTCAGTGTCAATATAGACTGCAAGCCCACCCATCTTTTGAGTGTGTGCAAGAACGTGGCTTGCAATCAACGATTTTCCGGTGTTGTGATGCAACATGTTTTGCGCAAAGTAGCATTGATCCGGGTGATCCACCGTGATATCAACCGTGGGTTGCATTCCAGCAGACTCAATCACTGCAATGTCAACAAGCCCATCTTGACTCATGATTTGATGTTGATGCGGGTCAAGGTCTTTGGTATACACCCATTCTTGGTTTGTGAAGAAGAGATGGTTTTCACTTACCACAATGGAATCTCCGGAATCTGTTATCACACGGTAACTTTTTTGAATGCCCTTGTGAACAAAGTCTGTTACTTGAGTCCATTCGTCGTTTTTAGTGGGAACTTCAACAAGAGATGATTGATCAAGGAGACCTTGAATTTTTGCAGCACTGCATGTTTTATGATTGCCATCCACACGAACATCAATTTTGGTACTGGGATGGATGCAAGCCGGAAGCCCGTAAAACTCCACGATTTTGCCGACAGGAAGCCCACCATCGGGCTTGTTTGAAATCAACATATCCAAAACCGTGGAACCCGTGGGAACAAATCGGCTCACATTGGTTGGACTGTCGTTATCGTTCAAGAAGTGCGCAATCTTTCCCGATCCGCCGGAATTTGAACGGTTCAGCGTACTCGCAATACTACGTGCTAATTTGTCTTCTGTTGACATATGAAAACTTGTGTATTTTGAAATAAAAAGTGAAGCGGGGATGCCCCCGCTTCACGTCCACCGTTGTTTGCTCAATCATGCGATTTGGACGCAACCTTTTTTTGCCTCAACCAAGAAATGCATCAAGTTCGTCGTCAAGGTTGTCCATGTCATCTTCCATGACTTCAGTTTCTTGGGCGGAACCATTGGACGATGAATCCACGCTTGATTCAGCAGTTGCCGAACCGGTTTCATCATCATCACCTTCAAGTTCATCGTCGGTCACGAAACCATAACCCATGACTTGATTGCGCTTCATTTCATTGTAGCGATCTTCGTCAAACTGAGCATTCTTGAAGTCTTCAAGAATTTCAAGCAGCTGTTCTTCGGTTGGAATATCAAACACTTCGGTGATCTTGACCTGATTTTCAAGCCACGATTCCAATTGGTTTTCATTCTCTGTCAAGGGAACTTGCTTGAACACCGGGCTGATCTCGGTTTGTGGGAACTGGGTTGGCGATTGCTCCCTTGGGATGTACTTGACCTTGAGATCCATTCCATTGATGGGGTCAATGTAATCTCCTTGATCTTCATCAAGAAGCATTGTCACGAGCTTTTTATAAATGGTCTTTCCAAATCCCCAATACCGAACACCTTGATCTTCTTCACCTCTCACGACAACAGGTGCATATGTGCGTAATTTGGGTTCAATTTCCCGTGCAAGGTTGTAACTTTTGGTGTCTCCAAGATTCTTGAGTTTCTGTGTGAACTCGTAAATTGGATCACGATCTCCGATGGGGTCACTTGCAGGACTCAACCAATTTTTTCCGGGGATATTGTAATGGAAGAGAAGTTCAATGAACGGATTGTTCTTGTTGTACTTGTAAGGCACAAGACGAATTTTTTGAGTGCCTTCATTTGGCTTCCAGATGTGGTCCCCTTTGCTTCGCTTGTTGTCCAAACGGTTAAGTGTATTTTTGAGACTGGAGGTATCAATACTGAAACCTGACATATTGTTCTAAAGAGTGTTTAATGAGTGTTTAAATTGCCTTTGTGGTGGCGTATGAAAACTTTTGAGAGGTTGGCTTGTCTGTTGCCTTGTCTCATATTGTACACCCATATATAGAAGCCCAACAAGAATTCTTATGTGAAGACACGGTTAAGCGTGTATTAAGATATGATGTATTGAAGATTCTTTTGCCTTGCCCTGTGACATTATATGGTTATCCACCACCAACCCCAGTGTAACTATATGGTGGATCCAATGCATGTCTCCCCTGTGTCATTACATGGTTCATATCAATCACACTTGAATCTCATTTCCCTGTGTCACTATATGGTTGTCCAATCCATCTCAACACCTGTGACACCACATGGTATAGTTTCCCAGTGACATTATATAGTATGTGCTCTGTGTGTCTTCCCTGTGGCACTATATGGTTATCCGTTCATCACCAACACCTGTGTCACTGCATGGTTATGCTTTGTGTTTGTGAAATCCAACCCCAGTGTCACTATATGGTTGTCCGTTCATCACCTGTGACACTATATGGTTTCCCTGTGACACTATATGGTATGGTATTGTGTGTCTCCCTGTGACACTATATGGTTTCCCTGTGTCACTATATGGTTATGTGTGAAACCCAACCCCAGTGACACTACATGGTACGGTATATGATTCCCCTGTGTCACTATATGGTTGTGCATCGCACTTCATCACCTGTGACACTATATGGTTCATATCAACTACACTCAAGTCAGGTTTCCCTTTGTCACTACATGGTACGTGTAGCACGATGTATGATTTCCCTGTGACACTATATGGTTCACGTTGTGTGTGAAACAGATAGTATGTAGTGTAGTGTAGTGTTTTATAGCTTCCATTCTATTCATTTCAGTTCAGTTCCATAAGTTCACACGAGTTGGAAAACACAACACGGATTCATGATTCAGTGAAGACTTTGGCGGAACACCACGTTTGTGATTTGGGTTGAAGGAGTGTTCACAAGAATGAGACGTCAATGACAGACGACATGAGAATTGGATATGCCTGCATCAACACAGAACTCAAAGAGCAAGGGGTCACAACAAACCGGGGTTTGGTCAAACGGACATTCAACGAGCGGGGATTGTCATATGTCTCCAGCTTGATTTATCAGAATGCTTCGGATCTGGTTGATATTTTGAAGTGGAATTCAGAACATGACATTAGGTTCTTCCGAATGTCATCAAGCATGTTTCCGTTCATTGATTGGTACGAGTTTGAGGATCTTCCAGGATGGGAGACGAAGATTGTTCCACGATTGGTTGACGCAGGTGAGGTTGCACGGCAGACAGATCAACGCATCACTCAGCATCCAGATCATTTTGTCAAACTCGCAAGCAAGGGCAACCAAAAACTCATTGACAAGTCTGTTCGCACGTTGAAACAACAAGCCAAAGTGTTTGATGTGATGGGGATGCCCAGGAGTCCGTTCAGCAGTTTGAACATCCATGTTGGGGGGGCATATGGAAACAAGAAGAAAACGGCTCTGCGGTTTATTGACACCGTCATGAACGATTTGAATGAGTCGGTCCGGTCCCGGTTGACAGTTGAAAATGATGATGGTCCTAACATGTTCACGGTGAAAGAGTTGGTGGGTTGGTTGGGTTCAGAGATTCCCGTTGTGTTTGACAGTTTGCATCACGAGTGCAACCCCGGATCATTGAGTGACGAAGATGCATTGGATGCCGCATTGTCTACATGGCCCGATGATGTGACGCCTGTGGTCCATCATTCAGAAAGCCGTCAGTTGTTTGAAGATCCACGTTCTCGGATCAATGCTCATTCTGATTACTACTATACAGCATTTCCGAATACCCGGAATCGTGACGTGGACATTATGCTGGAAAGCAAGATGAAGGAACAAGCTTTGTTGAAATATGTTGATGAAATCCAGTGAAAAAACACGGAAAAGCGTGACCTTCGTTGAAAGGATCACGCTTTTCCGTGGTGTGTGCATACGAAAAAAATAAAGAAGTGGTGTGAAGACGTTCGGATCAAAAACTGTCAGTGTGTTGGTCATCAAGGTGCCTGATATCATACAGTTTTGTTGGGATTTCACGGAGGGATCCATTGATGGTCAGTAAAATCTCGTTCTGGTAATTTTCCCAGGGAACAGGATACGTTTCATCAATTCTCCCATTAAGCATGATAATCAAGCTATTCAATGCGTTGATCGTATAGATCGTGTTTGTTTCCTTTTTTCTATGAATGCTGATCGTTTTGTCCAAACGATTTCTTTTGTGCTCCTCCTGCCTTTTCTCAATGTTGTATGTGCAAAACAGATCATCCGGATTTTCCTTGTCTTGAAGAACAAAGATTTTGCCAAAGATCACGTCATAGTGATTTTGAATATCCGAAAGTGTTTCCTCTACATCATCTTCATTGGTGAAGGTGCATAACAGTTGACTTGACATTTTATTTGTGGGTTAGTTTTAACTGAATTCCATGTGTGCTTTCAAACTCAAGCACGACAAAATGCATCGCGCGTGTTTGAGTTTGAAAAAATGCGAATAATAATGATGATGATGATGATAACATCATATATGCGAATGTGAAAACTTTTTCACATAAAACACACGTTTGTTGATTTTATATACCCAGCAAACAAAATATCCACCATCATCTATCCAAGATCATGGTATGATTCTTGAGTTTTGGTGCATTTTACCTTGATTCCATTCCATTCCATGACCTTGAATATGGTATCATGTAAATCTGGAGTGTCTCTCTCTTGAGAAATGTCAAATAATAGTGAATCATACGTGTACATGCAAAGATTCACGCCATCCATGTCCAGTGTTGATTGCAAACGTTTCATGACAATGGACATGACTTCCAATTCAAAGGCTTGGAGCATGTAGTTAAACACTTTTGATGTGGACGGGTCTTCAATATCACTGATGCGTCTTTTGAAAATGGGTGTTTGGATGTGACCGTATCGCTGATATGCGTTCCACAATCGTTGTTTGAACGTTTTTACATCTGCAAAGAACCCGGATAAAGCAACACTCGGGTTCACAGTTCCATATAGGTTGCTAAAACTTCTTTTCTTGGATTCTTTGTATTGATCAGGAGTTAATGATGATGATGTCTTGAAGTAATACGCGGTTCCAAAGTGCTCATGAACATTGGTGTCATATGATAATTTGGCAAGTGGGTCCCCATCAATCAATTTTGAGATGAGACGAAGATGAAATGCATCATAGTCATATGATGCCAATGTTCCGTTTGGGAACCGGGATGTGTATGCTTTTCGCGTTCCATCTGATTTGTTGATCGCGGCATAGTTCACGCCCCCAAATGCATTGCTCGGGCGTCCCGTGGATGTGTTGTATAGATCGTAACTCGGGTATACAAGGGAATCGTCATCAATAAGGTGGGCCTTTGATTTTCCGTATTTTTCAATGAACACGTCTCGGTCAACATGAATTCCAACTCGTTCCATCGTGTAAAATGGCATGAGAACGTGACTGTGGTGCCGAGAATAAGACGAATCTCTTTTTATGGGGTCAGCCTCACGCAAAACTTTGAACGCGTTAGAAGCCATCTGACGGGCTTGTGAGACGATGTGATAAATGGGCACGTGCGAAAGTGGGCGATACAACTTTTTGAAGCGCGGTGGAAATTTGATGTGAGACGTGATGATGGATGCGCCGTTTGAATGCTGATAAAGATTGATATCATCTATATTGGAAACCGCACCGGATGTCAGATGCAACAGTTGCTTTTTGTTGATGGTCCATGCATCAACACCATCCAGAGCAACATTCAAGCCATCAAGAAATTCATCATCACACACGGACACTCCTTCATGATGCATTCCAGGAACAAGCCATTCGTGCCCATCCAACGTTTTGATGTAAATCAAGTTAAGGTGATCCATTTTGGGATGGATGTCGTAACTGGTTGGGAATGCAAAAACCACAACAGGGCATGTTGTGGTTGCAATAGAACTTAGAAATTTTGTCGTGTGATCTTCAAGGATTTCCATTTGGTGAAAATGAATTATTGTGATATTGCAACAGGTTATTTCCGAGAACGCGACTGATGCCACTCATTTCTGGTTCGTATACGCGTTCAATCAATCGTTTATTGGTTTCCCGAACGCCTCGTTCAATGGGATAACCGAGATCATTGTCAACGGGTTCCACAGATCCCCGAATTCTCCATTTCACCACGATTGCTTGGTATTCTTTTTGAGAGATCCCACGGCCTCGCAATGCCCAACTCTGATATTGCCGTTCGTCAACTTCAAATGGCAGGCGTTTTGCGGGGTGGCGTCGCTTCAAGAAATACCGGGTCATGTACCCCCGCTGATAATCTTGTTCAGTGGGCTTGGGGGAAACAGTACGCGGTTGCTTGGGATCATAAATTTCTTCCGAAAAAATGGATGCCTGTGTACGTTTGTATTGATTTTTCATGAAGCAAGCGGGTTTGAAGTCACAAAATTGGCTGAAAGACTGGTTGTCCATCCATCTCGGCTGATGTTGTGCGACACGCTGTTGATCTGGTACACACCTCCTTTGAATGGACGTGGAAGATTTGCAACTTTGATGCTTTGGAACGAACGAATGCCGCTAATACCTTGGATGGTGAGATCCACGGTTACAGGAACAACTTGGTTTGAGTTCCGGGGGGAACTGGGTGATGTATCATTCAGAACTTGTTGCTTGAATTCGTCTGCTTCATCTGATGAATAAACATATCCATCCAATGACGGTCTTTTATATCCCAGTTTGATTTCTTGCTCTGTTGCTGTTCCTTGAGAAACGTTTTGTTGGGCTTGAAAGTCAAGGTCTGTGAGCGGGCGTTTCAATGCCTCTTCTACAGCGGATGAACTATTTTGCGGCGATGCTTTTTCATTGCCGCTTCGCACAAGGTTTTCACGAATGGGGTCTCGGATGCTCCCAAACACTTCTTGCAATACACCTTTTTTGCCATTGAAGATGCCACCTTCTTCACTTCCCGTTTCATTGAGTTGAGTTCCAATGAACATTTGCGCTTGGAACACACTGTCCAAATCAAAGTTGAAACTGAAATCATCAACAATGGTGTCTGTTGTATACGGGAAAAACTCATATGACGTGTCCCGACTTTCGTCAGCAGATTGAATGGGTGAATTCAAATCCACGACGGTCAACACGTTTCCTTCTATTTGAATTGAAAAGTTCCATATCTTGAAACATGAAATGCTGCACGCTTGGAGAATGCGTTCAATCGCATCCACAATCAACGTCTCTTCTTTGAACACTTGTTTGACGAAATCAATGTTCAAGTAAAGATTCCATAGGTATCCAGTTCGGTTGTTGGGAAGATCCGGGGCGCTTTCTTGTGGTGTCCCACCAAACGGTTTTTCACGGAATCCCGATAAATCAAGACCATTTCCAGTTCCACTTTGCGGTGCCACCATGCATTTTCTCAAATCGGTTGTAAGAAGATTGGGATAATATCCGACAATCGTGTTTTTGTTGTTGAATCGGTATATCTCAATATTGTCATCCTCCACTCCAAGATGTTGGTTGATGACATTTTCTTCAAAAAACCCCCAACTCATGAATGAATATTCATCAATGCGAACCAAGTTCCCTCCCTTTGCACTTTGAACCCGCCGGGGTGATGACAATGCAGTCTCAAAGTCATTTTCAGCAATGGAATCCTCCCACAGATATTCAAAGACGGTGGGTTTCTTTTTTTCGTTGTTGGAATTTCGTCGTTCAAATTGATTCCGAATCTGAATTCCGAGCATACTGGCATTGGGAGCCGTGAATTTGGTCTGACAATCAAACCCACCATCGGAATTGTATGACGCGTCAAATCCACTGATTTGCCCCGCAAAGATGCCATAACGGCCTTGCCCGCGTTTCTCGTACCGAACAATAGGAAACAGCGGACGGTTTTCGTTCACGGTTTCAGGATTGACGGTATACGGTTGTCCCTTGACTTGACCTGCTGTGAACAACTCCCGTCGCGCTTGTTGATCATTAACGTCCAATTCAATTCCAGCGGGTGCATCTTGCCACCCAAAATCAACGATCACCGTGTTTCCAGGAACCATGAAATATGGAATCAGTTCTTCAAACTGATTGGGTGTCCAACATTTCCAGTTCACAGTAACATCAAGATAGCTATTTTGATATTCAATGGATATACTTTCTGCACCCGGTTCCGGACGCAATGCGCCGCCCCGTTCGCCATCGTACTGCTGGAAAAATCCTCCTTGTGGTTGACTTTGTCCAAACTGATACGTTCCACTGGATAGAATTTTCCCTTCGGGCTGTCCTTCCGGTTGGACATTGGAGATGAATCGGAACCACGGTGTTCGTGGTTGTTGAAATCTCTGTGTGTTGTTTTTGCGCAAATCAAGCTCGTCTTGAATAAACTTGGGAAGCGGATAAAGGAGTTCCATGATTTTTGTGTTGGGTTCACGAATTGAGTTGATCTAATCGTCGTAGAATCCGAGATACTTCATTGCGCCGTGGGATTCTAAGCTGCGTTTGGCTGTCAACGAAAAAATCCGACACATTGTTAGCCCTTGCAATGATCCACCACAACGTGCTATCATCATAATAACGCTTTGCAACAAGGTCTAACCGATCTCCATATTCTACCAGGACGTGAGTAAATTCAATATTCATACGATCAAAATCAGGAAGGATCGTACTGCTGAACACACGAGTTTCTTCATTGGGCTTTGTTTGTATTGAGTTGTTTCTGTATCTTCCGTTCATGAGTTATATTCTTGGCGTTTTCAATCCTTGTGAGTGATGTCATACACCTCCATAGTTTGATCATGGCGATTCTTAACTGTGATATTGACAATTTCTCCGTGTTCTGAAAACTTATCTTTGATTTCATCGTACATGGCCCACACGATTTGTTCACCAAGTTCAACACTGCATGAGTCGTGTCTGGTAAATCCAATACTGAATTTTAGCGTGATGTGGTCAACGTGTTTCATGGGCATGCTGGATTGGAATAAAGTCATTTGGGTGTGTGTGTGTGTGTGTGTGTGTATAACAAGGATTGGTGTGGAAATAGTGATTTTTTTCACAAACTTTCATCGGGAATGATGTCAGCATCAAAATACTTGTCCCCTGCGTTTGGGAATTCACGTTCAATGAGTGTGTATGTGGTTGAAATTTCAACCTGTTTTGGCAGTTGGCGGCCTGCGGCGGTTTCCCACGGACTATCATCCGGCATTGTGAAATCCAAACTTTGAATGAATCCGGGATGTTTTCGGTATAAGTTTCCTATGGTGAGACGCAAAAATGGTGCAATCATGTATGCACCACCTCCTTCCAACGTTGAAAAATTGCTTGGATAAACAAGACTTTGCAGGTAATTCAATTTTGTCCACTGCGACTCCAATTCTTTTTGAGATCCGGCAAATGCAGTAAAGCTAAAACTAAGTTGTCTGCTGTTCCCCCCATAAATATGATATTGCTCGGGTCTTCCAATGTATTGTGTACTGTTCCAGTTTACGCTGTTGCTAACGCTGATACCCGACACATAGCTACGGAATGCGATTCGCTTGTTGTTGACAATGTCGTAAAAGCGAAGCGGAATGATGTCTTGAAATTCTTCCCCCTGATCATTGGTCAGCACGTCCGGATCATCATCCGAAGACACATCCTCAATTCCAGTTAAATTAACCAAATCTTCATCCTTTTCAGATACCGAGTGATTTGGATACCCATACGATGTTTCTCCGCTTGACTTTCTGCGATACACAACACGATATGTTTCATCGCCTTGAAACGTTTCATCACGGGGCGCATCTTCCGGCGGCTCGCCCTGAACTGCTGGATGGAATGGACTCACAGCATTTTCCTGAGCATCCACATTACCATATGATTTTGCATCACGGGCTTCTGCTTCACGTCGCGTGCGCTCCAAGAGCGGGCTTTGTTGACCTCCATCATATTCATTGTCAAGAAACACTTGATACGTTCGTATTGGGTTATACGCATCAAACAACTCTTGACTTGGACGTTCTTGGATTCCCAAACGGTTGAATGCAATCTGGGATCCTGATCGGGTTCTCATTCCAATAAATTGATTGCGTTCTCCATCAAGAATGGCTTGCTGTTCGGCTTGGAATTTCTGAAGCCCATCCGGAAGACGGCTGAAAAAGTCAGGTCGCAAACTTTGCACTTGGTTTGCAAGAATGGTTTGTGCTCGCTGTCTGTATTCGGCTCCTGTAATTCGGTTTGGAATGTTTCCGGGGCCGCCCAAATCGGGTGTCTGATTGACAAGATACCCTTCACCATCCGTGAGATCACGGATTTCATCTTCCCACTTGCTGCTTTTGGGAACATTTCCAATGTCTGAAATTGCTTCCGTGAGACCGCCGATGCCATTCACGATATTTCCAAGAATGCCTTCGCTTGCATCCACGTGGCGTGTGTCAGATACCAACCACGTGGGTGCCGAATTGCGAATGGCTGCCGGATCATAAAACCGGGTGAGGCGGCGTGTATTTTGTGTTTGCTTGGTCGCTTCTTCAGCAGAAAATAAAATGCCCTTTGGGCTTGCAAGAAACGTTCCAAGACGTTGCTGATCATCGGCTGCTGCACGTCCTGGAATTGCAGGAGTGCCCGCCGGAATATCTGCTCGTGTGCTGTCAGGTCTCACGGTCACAAAGGGTTCTTGGAATCGCCCACCCAAATCAAACTTCTCAAATTCTTGATCTCGGGCTTGCTGATTTTGTTCATCCAAACGAGATTCAGAGCGTTCTTGAATGTCCAAATCATCAATTGTGGAAAGAGATCCCGAATTCTCTGATTCCCGAACTCCATCGGGATCTTGTGTGTTGTCGGATGGGATGGTCTCGGAAACGCCCGGATCTTGGGGTGAAATTATCCGCTGTTCTGGGATATTCACTCGCTGCGATTCTCGTTCAATTTCTTGATCCGAAATGTCCACTTGAAAATTGTCATCATCACGAAAATTATCGGGCGGTTGATATTGAATATCATCAACCGATTGGACTTGGATGTTGCCTTCTTGAACAGCCAACTCCAAATCATGATCTTGTGGCACGATCTGATTGCGCCGTGGAACTTCTTGGACGCGGGGATCGGTTTCCGGGGTTTCTTGGTCAGAGGATTTCAATTCGGTTGGGTCTGACAACGGGTTTTGTGACACTTCAAGACTTCGTGGTTCGGTGGAAACACCATCAATAGATTCAGAAACAATGTTTCCCCGATTTTCAACAAATGGAATGTTCACCTCCCGAACTAACGATGGGATATTTCGTTCGCGTGATACATCCGGGGCTTGTTGCTGAACATTCGCGTCACGTGGAAATCCAACATTCGGATCTTGGGATTCAATATTCCCAGCTTGTTCAGGAATTTCGGGGGTTTGTCCGGGTTGAGGTTCAGCAGGACTCGGAACGGTTATATTTGGGCGTTGCGATTCGTTAGAAGATTGATCTAAAGACGGATCAATATCAGGATCTTGGCGTTGGATGTTCCCAGACTGTTTTGGAATGCCGATAAGCAAGTCTTTGAAATTTGACATATCATCCAGATGCTATGAGTGAATTCGTTGAGTTGCGACGTCGCAATTGGTCTGTAACTTTCCGCCCGTCCAAGTAAACATCAAATGCCCCTTGTTGGATCAATTGTACAATTTGTTTGTTGCTCTCAAGGATGGCAGACAATGCATCTACAACCGTGGAATCTTTATTGCGTGATTCCAATGTTTCATTCTGATTTACCGACCTAACCGTTTGTTGGTTGCTGGTGTTGTTGATGATGGTTTGATCTGTCTCGGATGTTGCATTCACAGCCTGGGGAGTCATCACGTTGGCTGATGCTGCAACCGTTCCAACCGATTCAGAAATTCCCGATATTTGAGATTGAATATCTTGAGAAGAAAGACGTTGAATGCTTGAAACCAATGATTCAAGCGCATTAGACACCATCAAGATTGGATCTGCATAAGATGCAATACTTTCCAATTGATCCGTGAATCCAATTCCAACAAAGTTTGCAAGCCCGGAAACGATTCCCCCTGCGGTCAACGTGGTCAAAGCACCAGCCAGTCCTGCAATTCCTGCTGCTGCAACGGCAATTTGGGGTCCAGCGCTTGCAACTTGAACAATTCCGTTAAACATGCGATCTAAGATATCAACAGCCGTCTGTCCCAACGAAACAACCGCGCTCAAAAATCCTTGAACCAGCGTCTCTATGATAGGAACCACACTGTTTGCAAGGGTCAAAAATGCTTGACTCACATTATTGAGAACATCGGCAAATCCACCTGCAAGAATTTCTCGTGCAGGTCCAAGTGATTCAATCAGGTTCGCCAATCCATTTGACATGAGATTGAATGCACCTGCAAGTCCGATTGCAGTTAATGTAAATGCAGCAAGACCAGCAAGTGTTGTGGGGTTGGCAATGGGAGCCAACGCCTGTGCAAAACTTGTGAATGCTTGTGCAACACCCGTCAATGCGCTTTTGAGAACCCCGGTGATCAAATCAATGAATCCTGTGAGAACGCCTTTGATGGATTTGAGTGTAGATTTGAAGAATTTTCCGAATCCAGATATGGATTTGCTGATGATTCCTTGACCACCGCCACCACCAAATCCAAGCGTGTTCACAAAAACACTTGCAAGTTTGAACAGCCCCGTCGCGATGACCCCCCCTGCAAGAATGGATCCAATGTTTTGGAACTCCAATGCAAACCCGGCAAGACTTGCTTTTGCGCCGGTGGACGTTTTTTGAACGTTTTCAAGAGAAGATATTGCCCCCCCAAACATGTCAGTCACGGATGACCATGCAGACACCAGCATTTCAGATTGTCCCACGAAATCAGATATGTTGGTTGTTGCCCATGAAACCCCATCTGAAAGAAGCGCAACAAGATCCGCAACAACTGTAATTCCACTTGCAACTAAACCCAACACCGATTCCAATGCTTCAAACACAGGAACAAGATTTTCGGACACCGTGAAAAGCAAACTTGAAAATTGATTTTGAAGCCGTTCAAGAGCCGTGAAACTTTCGGTTGCAGCAAATGCATCTGCAAAACTAACATCGCCAGACTCCACTTGTTCTGACAATGATGCAACGCTGTCTTCCGTTTGCTTGGCTTGCTCGGAGATGCGTTGCAACTGCGTGACCCCAATGTTGAACGCGCTTGCAACCTCTTGTTTGTCAAGGAAACTCATGTCGTCAAAGTTGATGCGCTCCAACTCACGGGACAATGTGTCTGTAAATTCATCCGTTCCTTGGGCTGCACTTTCAACCAAACTTTGTGCGTCAAACTGAATGCCGGTGATCACGCTTGCCTGTGCGATATTTTGAAACGTGGATGGAATGTCACTCAAGAATTGTTCTTGAATTCCAACCACTTCTCCAATGTTGGTTCCGAGTTGACGCGCTCGCGCCGCTGCACTTGCAAGCTTGTCTCCACTCTGACCGGAAAACGTGGCAAGTTTTTCTGCGTTATTTGCAATATCTTGAAACACCGCTTTTGGAGCAACCCCCGCAATGTTTGCAGCTTGAATGGCCGACGTTTCCAAACTGCGGCGTGTTGTGCCGGTGAGTTCTGCAACATCTTCAAACTGTGTGACAAACGTGGCTGCTTGCTCTCCACTCACTCGCAAACGCCCTGCAATGGCAGTGACTTCTTGGTTGATCTCCGATTGCGTGCTCTGAAGTGCGCGTGATGCGGCTTGAATGCTTCCAAATTGTTCCGTGAGTTCAACGCTGGCATCAACCAAATCGTCAAATTCAAGGCCAGAAAGAGCAGCCTGCCTGCGAACTTCAGTCAGGTTTCCAACCAATTCTTGGGACTGGTCCACACTCATCCCCGTTTGTTCAACGAATTTTGATGTTGCGTTGTTCAACGTCAAAAACTCTGCAATAACAAGTCCAACCGTTGCAAGTCCCAGTGCCCATACGTTGAATGCTGATGCAATCGTGTCTTTCCACCCGGTGGCTATTTCTGCAAGTTGCAATGCGGGAGCCGCCGCGTCTCCCAATCCGGTGTTCAGTGCTTCAGACACACCACGTCCTTGTTCAATTTGATTTGTGAATCCTTGTTGAGCATCTTGGGCCACTGAAAAGTTTTGTTCCAAGAGTCCGAGAAATTCTTGTTGTTCTTGATTTTGTTCTTGAAGGTTTTCAATGGTCTGCTCTTGAAGGTCGTTGAACTCTTCTTCAAGTTGCTTGCGTTCAATGGATCCATCCACAAACTGCATTTGGAGATCGTTGGCTTGTTGGATGTATGACGCAAGCTCTTGGGTTAGATTCGTGAAGTCTTCAACATTTTCTGTGCTTTCAATGCTTCTAATCACCTCGGGGCTGATGATCGCTTCTGCGAATGATTCTCCAATGCTTTCAAGCCCGGAAATGGAGGATAGAAAATCGGGAAGCTGTTGGGAAGCGGCTTGTCCAACTTCTTGAGTTGATTCAATGGCTTGAATCAACATTTCGGCACTTTCAACGCGTTCCTGTTCAGTTTCGTCCAATCGCTCAACGGTTTCTTGCAATTGTTGCATGGACGACCCCACACCCCCGGATGCTGAACTTCCGAAGGTGTTTTGAAACCCTTCCATCAATTGATCAAAGCTGATTGGCATGTTGGACCGCGTTTTATTTCTTTATATCTTCATTTGAACCGAATTCCGGTATCTTCCCGTGTTTTGTCAACTGCTTTCTTGACCTTTTCACGGTTCTTTTCAAGTTGGTTGATTGCATCCCGGATTTCCGGGTCACTGTTTTTGAGTTGGTTGATGTATGACTTCCTCGCACTTTCTCCTGAAATGATGTCTTGGAGGAAACTCCAAATGCCTTCTGATATATTTTTCATTGTGTTGATGGTTGTTGTGATTCACGAATCTTTTGCTTTGCGGACTCTGGCAATTCAAACTCCGATGCTTGAGCCGATTTATTATTGTTGTCTGGGGAATAAATCCGAGGATCGTGATTCAGGTGTTCATTTTTAACTTGGGTTGGATCACCAGGTTTGATGTCATCTGGTAGTTGAGACTTGGTAATGTCAAATTGCTTGGAGGCGGATTCTTTCTTTGCTTGTTCACGCTCATTGTCCATGATCTCTTGAATTTGGCGTGAATACAGGCGGCGCATATGCACTGGAACGTGGTAGTATAACTCGTTCCAACTATATCCGCCGTTGCTATAGTAGATCAGTTGTGTGATTTCCCGATGAACCTTGATTATGTAGTCATCTCCGAAGGAAAAAAAAAGTCTGGTTCAATGCTGATTGGAACACTGTCAATCCCCCCGTTATTGTTTTCATACTCATATGTCATATCAATATCCGGTGTCACATCATCTATGGCCCCTCTCAGAGACATGCTATCACGTGCAAGCATGTTATCCACATATGACCCAATGTCTTGATTTGAACCGTTTACAGACACGATCTGATGCTTCAAACGAAGTGTGACAGTTGGCGATGGTCCTCCCGCTTGCTTGAGTTTTTTCGTCTCAAACCGAATGTCTCGTTGATCTGCATGACGCAGGAGACGAAACTCAACAGTGTCTTCTGAAACGGGAAGCGTATGTTCAAAGGTTTTTTGGTGTTTTTCATATGCATCAAAGTTTATTTGCTTGTCCTTGATGTCGGTCAAATCAATGGTGGCGCGCCGAGACGACGTTTCACCCGGTGGCGTGAAACTGAAGGTGTATTGGGGACCGTATGCCATGATACGAGTTGCAACCACGGCAGCAGATTTGTCTCCAACAAGCATGGTATCTAAATTGACGTTATCATTGACAATGACAGATTTCAAAAGGCGGTCCAACGTTTCACCCTTCTGTGCATATTGCTTGTCGGTTAAAATATCCTCGTCACTTGCAGTCATGTAACGAAGTTCTAATGTTCCGGATGATAATGGATCATCCGCATCGTAAAAGTACCCTTTACTTGGTAGTTCAAAAGATTGTGTTTTCATTTGAAACGCTCGGTCTGTTTGTTATTGGTTCAAAATCCTCCGGTAGATCCGAAAAATGTTGGTGATATAATAAAATATACTACATCACACGTGTATGTAATACAGCGGGAAGAAATTCAAGACTGTCAAGGAACCCCGGTATCGTATGTGCCGCTCTGAAAAGATGGTGGGGCATGGGAATAACTTGGAATGGTGTCCGTATTGTCGTTTGAATTGTTCCAATATACTACTCACGCATTTCACAACATACCTTTTTGCGGTTCCGGATGTTATATCATAATAAATCAGGGACTTCAGAATCATCGTGGTACGCCTGTTTATGAAAAATAAGTCTGTATGCAATTGTTCCAATATGCGCTTTCACTGCCATTGAAATTGTGCAGGGATCGTGTCCAACGACAAATAGTTGGGTTTCATGGGATAAGATAATATAGCTCTTCAAAAACTCAATCTCTTGATCATGAAATGTTTTGCACTCGCGGTAAAACGAACAAAATCAATGGCGTCCTTATCAACAATTTTTTCGTTGATCACTCTATTCATGCTTTCTATTTCAATTTTGTGTCATATTGAAACGCCGTACCGATGATATAGCGTGCAACATCATTAAGGGTTTTTTCAGGATTTTTGTCACCATCCACGGTCCATGTTTCTTTCAGCGATCCGGGAGCCGGGTTTTGTGGGGTATGAATTGCAACTTCAAACTCAACATCGTGATTGTAATACACACTCGTTAGCGAAACAGAAACTCCGATGTCCGAACGTGCATATCCATCAAATTCAACATGTGATGTGCCATTGTTGTGCGTTGGTCCATGCGTCACTTTCACATTCCTGTCACCAACGTTTCGCTTGACCTGATTCAAAATCATGTTGATGCATTTTTGAAGAAACCTGCCGATTTGAAAATCGGCAGAAAACTTTTGCGGTGTGTTGATTCTCTCGTTCAACACCGAGCGGCTGTCAATTTCTTGTTCAACCAACTTTTGAATGACCGTTCTGATCCTACGTTGTTGTCTATTCATTTTTTGGAAATTTTCCAAGTGAATTGCTTTTTCAAATAGGTAGGGTCAAACCAAACAAACGACTCGCAATCCCACGTTCTAAATTGTGTCGTTTGTGCAACAGCCTTTGATATGTAAAATGCATCAAAATGATGGGCAATTTGGACCCAATCAAGCATATCTGTTTCTCTCCATGTGGAACGAAGTCCATCGTGTCCCCATTTCGCGTATACATCATCAATTTCAGAGACTCGGTTCACAGACAAAATGCGTGGTGATCCGACAATTGTAAACATGTGAACGTATTTTGCACGACGGACGAGATGGTTCGTTTTGATGAACTCCCACCAATCACTTGTCCATTCACCGTGTGGTCGGCATGCCGTTGATGTCCACAACCCCTTTGATGGTTTGTTGACGTGATGAAGGCGTTCGTTCTCTTTGACTGGCGTGAGGGTAATCGTGTCCTGTTTTGATATGTGTATCTGCATGAACCATGAATGTTTGTGTGAACATGTGTGCGAAAAATAAAAAGGTGGAGTCTCACCCTTGTCATATGAGACTCCACTCTGTGTCGGGGTGACGATGTCACCCCGCGTCCATAACGGTCCTAAGTTATGGATGTTTCTTGAAAACGTTGATAGAAAACCTGGCCAACCACATATCCATAATAGAGACCAATCTTCGTGTTCATTTCATCATAGGGTTTCATCAAGCAAATCGTGAATCATATCATCCAATTCATTGAAATTATTATCCAACGAACCATCAACGGTGATCTTGAATCGGTTGATTTGGGGGCGACGTTCATCTCCAGCCATCAACTCAAGAATGTAAACGCCTTGTTTTGATGTTGCATTCAACGAAAGCGTAACCGGTGGTTGGTATGCAGGTTCAAATTCAAACTCATTTTGTGGACTATGGTATGACATATCCACGTCTTTAAATCCAAGATCACTCAAAGAGCTTTTAACGGCACGCACAAACGTGGCTTCATCGTCACGCGACAATGCTTCCCGATCAGAATGCATGGATTGTCGTGTTTTGGTTGCTTTGAATTCGTTGACGGCGTTCCGTCTGCTCATGGGCGGTCGTTTTCTGGTGTTCTCTCGTAGTTGTCTGCGTATCTCTTGGCGAACCAAGCGACGCAATTTTTGATTTTTCATGGGCTTTGTTGTTTTGTTGTGAATTTAATTGTGTGTACTCTCGCTTGCTTTATATAATACACGCGCTTCTTTTCTTTTTTCAGTCAATGTACTTGTAATCACGAAGATCCCCTGTCAATGAAGGCTTGTATTTCATGCGAGTGATAAGGCCATCCGAAATGCGCTCTTTTCTATACGTTCGGTATGCTTTCCGCGCTTTTGGAATCTGTTTGACAACGTCATAATAGAACTCGTCATGTCCACCTTTGATTGGCCCTGCTTTATATTCAGCCGGAAAGGTTTTGTTCATCATTTGTGCAGCCATTGGCGACATGCGATCATGAAGATTGGCAAAAACCTTGGCAATGGTTTTCTCTGAAAGGTAGCTAAGGTCCAAAAAGGCGACGTTGCCATGATCGTTCTCTGGGTTCATGACGAGCAAGTGCCGTTCAACGTCCCCTTTCGTTTTGTGGGGATATGAAAGCCTGATGAAGTCGCCAATTTTGAAATCATTGACTCCAATGTTTTTGACGGGAGTCATGTTACTGGCATGGTTATACCGGCCCCCTTCATTGATGAGTTGGCGGTTGATTTCTTCACGAATCAACCGCCGCAATTTTCGTTTTGTTCTTGATCTCATATTTCACATGTTATGTTCAAATAGTTTTGTGTGTGAATATATAACACTATTTGTATGTGTGTGGCTTTTTTCTAACGGTAGACGTCTTGACTCCGCCAATACGCATGTGCTCTGCTGTCGTGGACTTTGATATCTACGCTATAGCCGCTTCTGGCTGTGTCAATGGCTTCATCCATATCAACAATTCCAGGTTCGTCTGGCTGTGAGTCTCTCTTCAAGGTTTCAATTTCTTGACTGCGCTGCAAGTAAACTTCCACCGGTTCATTACCATACTCAAACGTCAATAGGATATTTCCCATTCGGTCCGAGACAATCGTTGCAGGAACATATGGATCAAAAGATGCTTCATTAAGTTGATGCCTAATTTCTTCACGAATCAAGCGTCGCAATTTGTTGGTTCGTGAACTGCGTCGGCGTGCTCTTCTGTGCTTTCTACGTCGTCTCATGGTTTGTGTGTTGTGACTATGTTGTTATTTTTTGTTTGATATCATCCGAATTTTCTTACGAAGTCCCTTGCAAACGTGTCGGAGTTCCAGATAAGGTACTTATCGTGAAACTTCTTCACGGATCAGTCGTCTCAATTTATTTATGTTGTGTATGTTTTTTACATATTCAATAATCTGTGGAAATCAGAACTTGTTGTTGGTTCCATTTTAGTTGAGTTTTTGATTCTCATATCTGAAAACTTAATCTTTGAAATTTGATTATTGAGATCAACCATAAGCTCTTTTACTTCGTGTCTTCTCACACTTTCATCAAATGTAATGTATACGTGACCATCGTGAAGAACATCCGCATACCCATCAAGATAGTGATTTGAAATTACATATTCAACATGTTTGGCTAAACGAGCGGCGGGTTCATCGGTTGTGTTATAGATTTGGAGAGTGGCCTCCCATAATTCGTGATATTTTGCGTTTCACGAAGTACTCGTGAAACCTCTTCTCGGATGATTCGTCTGATTTTTCTACCGTTCATGGCGTGTGTGTGTGTATATTTGATTTTTTCTACTGAAGAGCGCCAACTGTTGCGGTCAACACGAGCCGTAGTTTTCCTTGGCTTCGTGGAGCCACACCAACAATATTAAAACCAGAGTTTTGCAGGCCACCAACATAAAGAAGACTTCGTGCTCCAGATACAGAAACATCAATGCGAAGGCTGTTGCGGCCCTTCGGAAAAACATCCATGACTTCTATCTCTCCCGGAGTAACACTAAGATGCCGAGAAAGTGATTGTTTGATGCTTTCATCATCAATCCCTGCATACGATGAACCATATTCATCAAGTTGCATCTGAATCTCATCTTGAATGACCCTTTGCAATTTTCGTCGCATTTGTCGTCTCATTTTTTTGCTTGTTTTATTTGTGTGTGTGTGTGTGTGTGTGTGTGTGCATAAAACCCCTTGTTATACTGCTCTATATCATCAGTAGTTTTGAATTGGGTAATCGTATGCAAGGGACAATGAAATTTCCATTGGAGCATCATTATCAAAACTTGCTTCACCGAAACTTGCAGATGTTACGAATGCACCTTTTAGTTTCCACTCCTCAATTCGCGTTCCAGATGGATCAAGCGTATTGTAAATCACATCTTTCTTGTATACATTGCTGTATCCGTCACGTCCTGTGACTGTCTCATGGTGCAGACGAACCCATTCCATCACGGCTTGTGAACCACTTGGTGAAATGGGATCATATAAAGTGAGTGAAACATCCCCATAACTCACCTTGCCTTTTAGCTTGCGAGTCATGTTGATATGTGGAAGTTCAAGTGTATTGAAACTAATCTCTGGACGGCTCGCCTGCTTGATCAAATACGTAGGAACGTTTGTATCCCCCAATTTGAATTGAAATCGGTTTGCGACCTTTGGCTCAAACCGACTGAAAAGCATCTCATTTTGCTGTAATGTCTCAAAAGCCATGTTGGGTTTATGTTGAATCTGTGTTATTGGCGGGCAAAGTGCCCCATAACTTTTTTGACATTGCGTTCTACGAAATATATATGGGATTCATAAAAAATTTGCAGACCCGGAATCCAAATCA